CGCCTGTTGCGCCTCACCTCAAAACGCAAACCGGAGACTGAAGCCGAACGGAAAAAGAACATCGCCCGTGCCTTGAAAGATTACGACTACTTCTGCCGGCGGTACCTGAGCCACTACTGCCAATGCCCCAATGCAAGATTCCACAACGAGGCCGCCCGTTACATCGAGAAGCACCGGGAAATGCGGGCCGTTTTCAAATGGCCGCGCGGACATGCCAAGTCCGTACACCTGGACGTGGGAATCCCCCTATGGCTGAAGTTCAAGGGGGAGCTGCACGTCATGGTATTGGTGGGGAAAAGCGAGGGCAATGCCGATGCCCTGTTGAGCGACCTGCAGGCGGAACTCCAGTTCAACCAGTACATTGTCGAAGACTTCGGCGAGCAATACAACTCCGGATGCTGGCAGGAGGGCGAATTCGTTACCAAGGACCAGTGCGCCTTCTTCAGCCGCGGACGCGGGCAGTCACCACGAGGACTGCGTTTTCGCGACAAGCGTCCGGACTATATCGTGGTGGATGACCTTGACGATGACGAGATGTGCCGTAGCGAGGCGCGTGTGCGAGAGATGACAAAATGGGTGAAGGAAGCCCTTTTCGGTTGTTTTGGCGGTAAGGAAGGACGCTTCATCATGGTGGGCAACCTCATCGGCAAGAACAGCGTGCTGCAAAAGATGACAGACAGCGACACCGTATATACCAGTACCGTCTATGCAATCGGCAAGGACGGGACTCCCGCCTGGCCGGAATGTTACACCATCGAACTGCTGCGCAGTCGTGAACGGTTCATGGGCTACCGAAGCTTCCAGAAGGAATACATGCACAATCCCATCACCGAAGGTGCGGTCTTCCAGGAACGCTGGATCCGGTGGAAGCGGATGCTCAAACTCCGCTACTATGAAAGCCTGGTGCTCTACATCGACCCCAGTTTCAAGGACAGCAGCAAGAACGACTACAAGGCCGCCAAGTTGTGGGGACGTCCACGCGCCGGATTGAAAACCGCCAGTCCCACAGAACTGCATTGCCTGCGTGCTTTTGTGCGTCAGTGCAGCGTGGGCGAAATGGTGCGATGGGTTTATGACCTTTGGGAGTCACTGTCCGAGGACGCCGCCGTCACCATCTACATGGAAGCCAACTTCATGCAGGATACCATATTGGACGAGTTCGAGCGTGAGGGCAGGCAGCGCGGCTACCAGGTGCCCGTCACCGCCGACAAGCGGAAGAAGCCGGACAAGTTCGCCCGCATCGAAGCCGTCAGCCCGCTGTGGGAACGCGGTCTGGTCTTTTACAACGAGAAACTGAAAAATGACAACGACATGAAGACCGGTATCGAACAGACCCTCGCCTTCGAGAAAGGAAGCCGCGCCCATGATGACGGCCCCGACGCTGATGAGGGTGCCATCTACAAACTGCAGAAGCAGGTGCGTGAGGAAAATTTCACACCGCGCATGGGAGTACGCCAGCCGCCCTCCCAAAGCTGGTGAAAATTAAGAGTTCATGCATCACTAAACATTAACCGCTAAACATTATCCCCATGTTCATTACGGAAGACGATTACATACAGATTGGAACGGAGGCATTGAGAATCATGCAACAGAGTTCACCCGACAACCGCCTGGCAGCGGAACAGCGTGCCTTGTCACGCATTGCATCGGCCCTGCGCGGGCGTTACGACATACAGAAGGCATTCGCCTGCGAAGGAGAACGGCGGGATGCCGAACTGGTGGGATGTGCGGTCGATATCGCCCTCTACCACATGTCAGCGTCGCTGCCCCAGAAGATGGGCTCCGAGGTGCGCGAGAAACGCTATAAGGATGCCATCGAATACTTGAAGGAGATACAGGCGGGACGTGTAATCCCCGACATTCCCACCGTCATGGGGCCGGACGGAGAAGAGGATTTCCATAACCCCATCCGCTACGGATCAGCCGCCAGGAACGAGTATATCTGGTAAGAAATATGGTTTTTCAATTATTCATTTTCAATTAACAGACTATGTCCAATCGCAATTACAAGAAACAGAACCCGGTAAGGATTGGCAGGGTAAACCTCGGCAATCCCGCCGAGGTGAAGCGGGTGACCAGACTGTCCGTCGACCTGCAACTGCAGACCGAGGCGCTTACCAAGAAAGACATGCGCGCCTGGCGCAACGCCTGGCAGTATGCAAAGAATGTGGAATATCCCAACCGTGTGCCGTTGTATGACGTGTATGGCGACGTGGAGGTGGACATGCACCTCACCGGATGCGTGGGACAGCGCAAAGGGTATGTGCTGAACAAGAGTTTCCGCATCGTGGATCGAAAGGGGGTGGAGAACCCGGAACTGACGGCCATATTCGAGGCGCCCTGGTTCAAGACCTTCATGGACCTGGCACTGGACGCGCACTACTGGGGGCACTCGCTCATCCAGTTGGGAGATGTCATCTCCGTGGACGGGACACCCGCCTTCAGCGAGGTGCAGCTGGTACCGCGCCGCCACGTCATCCCCGAATACGGGGTCATCGTGGTACGTCAGCAGGAGGCATGGCAGAACGGCTATGACTACCGGCACAGCGAAATGGCGGACTGGACGGTGGAGGTGGGCGGCACGCACGACCTGGGGATGTACCTCAAATGTGCCCAGCATACCATTCCCAAGAAAAACGTATGCTCCTTCTGGGACATGTTTTCCGAAATATTCGGTATCCCCTTCCGGGTGGGAAAGACCACCAGCCGGGACTCCAAGGAGCTGGGACGTATCGAGAAGATGCTGGGCACGATGGGTGCAGCAGGCTGGGCGCTCTTTCCCGAAGGCACCGAGATAGAAATCAAGGAGTCCACCCGCGGGGATGCCTACAACGTCTTTGACAAACGCATAGACCGCGCCAACTCCGAACTGTCAAAGGGAGTGCTCACCGAAACCATGACTACGGAGAACGGCAGCAGCCTTTCGCAGAGCGAGGTGCATCTGGAGGTGCTGAAGAACCTTGTCAGCAAGGATGCCGACAACCTGCGGGACGTCATCAACTTCCAGCTTATCCCCAAAATGATAAAGCACGGTTTCCCCTTAAAGGGATACCGTTTCGACTGGTACGAGGGCATAGACTTCACACCCGAGCAGCAGATTGCCTATGAACGCCTGCTGCTGGAGAACTACGAGGTGGACCTGAAATATTTCATCAACAAGTACAATGTGCCCATTATCGGGAAAAAAGCGCCCGCACCGGTGGCTGTCCCGGCAGGCAAGGAAAATGGCAAGGGGGATGGGGAACAGAAGCTCTGTTTTTTCGACTGAGCCCTTCTGACTACGAAGGGCTGCACAGACGAGCCTTGCTGGCATATTACGGAAATGCACTGCCGCTGGCTGACAGTGGGGAAGATGAAGAAGAGGAAATAGATACTGCTGCCGTGGAGGCGTCTTTTGTCCTGCTGATGCGCTGGCTCCACCGGCAGCCGGAATTCACACCAGAGATGCTGGCGGACAAGGAGGTGCAGAAGTTCATACGCGACCATACCGATACGCTGGACCGTGCCGTGGATTATTCAGTCCGTCAACGCCCCATGGACGACATCAGCATACGGCGGCTCAAGGAAAGCAATTACGTCTTTTCCGGCTTCAAGACCTTCCATGAGCTGAACGAGGCGTTCCCCTCGCTGCTCGATGCGGACGGGAACCGGAAGCCCTTTGAACACTTTTTGAATGACGTTCAAAAGGTGAACGAGACCTATAACCGCTGGTACCTGAAAGCGGAATACAACTTCGCCATGGCATCTGCCGCCATGGCTGCCAGGTGGAAGCAGTGGTGGGACGATGAGGACCGGGACCGCTACCTGCTGCAATACCGCACTGTGGGCGACAAACGGGTACGCGAGGCACACCGGGCACTGCATAATGTCACGCTGCCCATTACCTCACGGTTCTGGGATGAATACTTTCCCCCCAACGGGTGGAACTGCCGCTGTACGGTGGCAAGGGTACTCCGTAGCGATTATCCGGAAAGTGACGAACACCGGGCAATACTGGATGGCAGCCAGGCCACAGCAGGCAGGCATCAAGAGATGATGCGCTTCAATCCCGGCAGACAGATGGCATGCTTCCCGTTCTACAATCCCTATACCATCAGCCGGTGCAAGGACTGCCCTGACAGACCGGGTACGATGGGACTGGTCAAAGTGCCCGACAATGAATTGTGTGCGGCCTGCAAGATGATAAGGGAAATGACCAGACGGAAAGAAACATTGAAGATACGCAGAAAGGAGATACAGAAAGAAGCGTCCGGCCTGAAAAAAGAGGTGTTCAGAAACCCCGGATTCGGCAAGGAAATACATGTCACGGGAAAAAGTATAAAGGAATGGCTTAATCAACCTCATAGGCGGTATGCAGAGAAAAATGAGCTCCTGCTACAAATCAGAGAAGTTTTGCAGAAAGCCGGCTATTTGGGATATGGCATCGACAAGCACGATGCCGGAACCGTAGCCCATTTGTTTGAAACTGTAGTCGGGAAAGAAAAATCGTGGATTATTGTCAGAGAGTATGCCAATGGGGAAGTAAATCTTCACAGCATCTCGGATAGTGACAACATACTGAAGATACTGGAATAAAAAAGAAGCATCCTTATAAGTAGCCCCGTAGAACTGCAATCCACGACTTGCTTATAAAACTGCTTCTTTCAAATGCAAAGATACGTTTAATTCTTTAATAAACAAGCATTATGCCCCAAAATTCAGACACAGCCAAGGAACTGGAACGGAAGGTGGAGCGCTTCATCAGCCTTACGCTGAAGGACATCGGAACGAAAATAAGCGGGGAGTTTGACCGCAACTTCGAACGCGAAGCCTTCTTCAACGAGCATTGGGCACGAAGGAAATGCAATGACGACGAAAGCCGGGGGCTGTTGACGCGTACAGGGGCCTTACGCAGGAGTATCAAGACGGAGACTACGGGACATAGCGTGGTTTTCAGCAGTGACCTGCCATACGCTGCCATTCACAATGAAGGTGGAGCAATAACCGTCACCAGAAAGATGAAAAGATACTTCTGGTACTTGTACCGGCAACTGACAGATAATTATAGGCGCAACCCCACGGAAGAGGCACTTTTCTGTAAACGTATGGCGTTGAAACGGGCAGGCAGCAGGATAGTCATGCCCTGCCGCCGGTTCATCGGCATGCATCCGGAGGTGGAGCGCATCATCCGGGAAATAGTGGAAAACAATAGCAAAAGAATATTTTAGATATGAGAAGGTTCCTTTACCTCAGCCTCATAGAACGGCTGAAACAACTTACAGACCGGGACGGGAAGCCCGTCATCAGAACATTCGACCTATGGAACGAGCAGATTTCATTCCTGGAGCAGGAAGAGCCTTTCGATGCCCCTGCCGTATTCATTGAATTCCGGCCCGTGAAATGGACGGGCGGCGGCACGCAGACAGCGGACGTGACCCTACGCCTGCATATCGTCACACCCTGGAAAGGGAGTTCCCGCGAAGGCGGCGGCTTCCAGCAGCAGGCGCTGGAGCGTTTCGACTTGCTGGACCGCATGGACCGGCATCTTTTCAACCTCTCCGGAGACGACGGCAACATTTCCTTCAGTCTGTTCCGACGTACCGGAAGCAGCACGAACCACAATCATGAGGAACTTGTGGAGGATGTCAC